CCTTCACGCGGGCGGGTGGTCTGGTTGATCGTATCCAGCGACGCCTTGAGATCGCGGAACGTCCGCGAACCGTGGAACGCCACGAAGTATTCCCGGCCGTCCTTCAGCTTGAAGGGACGGATCTTCGGGTTAGCTGCACGAGCAACACGCTTGAGGAAGCGCATGTTCGCAGCGTTCGCGATGTCGTTGGTCGAATCCAGCGTTGCCGTCGCCGTGGCAAAGGTCGTGCTGTAGTTCGAGTTCAACTGACCGAAAACGACGCGATCAGCGTTGTCAGTGACCCAGGTATTGCGCTGGGCAGCGGTCGCGGAATCGAACAGGATGCCGTTGACACGCTGGCCGGAAGACGAGCCCAGACCCGCAGGCGCGGATTCTGACGGAAGCGCATAGAAAGCCTGGATGATCTCGTCACGGTTCAGCTCCTTGAGCCAATCCGAGAGAAGAGGACGAGCGACGCCGAAGATGGCCGCCGAGTCCTTCTGCTTTTCCGCCTTGTTGGTCTTGACGGCGTTACGAGCCCAGTCGATCCAGACGCGCATACCGTAGTTGTCGATCGACTCTTCGTTGCCGGCGAGAGCCCCGGAACCGATCGCAGTCGCCGCAAGGCGCGCAACGAGCGGAATGTTCATCTGCTCGCCGCCGGAAGTCAGCTCCATCCGCTTGCGGATGATCGCGGTGATGTCAGAGCCCATATAGGGCGCGAACAGGTTCTCACGAACCCATTCACGGTTCACCTGCTTGGTAAACTCAATGAGTTTGTTGTTGGCTTGAGTGGTCGTCAAGGCCATTGCTTTTTGTCCTTTCTTGCCACTCGCCCAACAAAAAACCCGCCATCAAGGCGGGCCTGTCGTTCAGGTGATGCGGCGGGGTTTAAGAGTTGGCGTGCTCCCAGAGCCCTTCATCGGACAGGTCATTGCCGACTGTGCTGCTCAGGGAGGCGTTCGAACGGCTTGCACCGTTCAATGATGGAGGTAGTGCAACGTTAGGACGGCCATTGGTGAGCGGTTGAGCATCGGCCTGCCAAGCTGCCATCGCCGCCTTCCGAAACTCCGGGTCTTTCAGAGCTTCTTCGCGCAGACGCTGCTTGTATGCGTTCAGGTCGTTTCCGATTTCAGCCTTGGTTTTGTTCTCGCGATGCCATTCGAGAAGCGTTTTGCCTGGGTCACGGCTATTCTGCATCCGAGCCTTAAGGGCCGGGTCTACAGCCTGCCGGGCCGCAGCATATGCTTCGTCGAACTCTTGCTGATTGGCCTCACGGGCACGCAACAGGCTTTCTTCGCGACGTTCCGCGATGGCTTCTTGGCGGACTTCCTCACGGATAGCCGCCGCGTAGCCTTCTGGATCAAGAAGAGGATCAGGCTTGGCCGGTTTCTCAACCGCCGGTGCTGGCTGCTGTTGCGGCTGACGCTGCCAAGTGGCCTTTTCGGCCTCAAGAGCAGCCAACCGATCGGCCAGCGTTCGCTTTTCCTCGTTGATCTCGCGAAGTCGCCATGACGGCACAAGAGGAGCATTGTCGTCCACCGTAGGCCGTTCGGCCGGGGTTTCCTTGACCTCTGCCGTTACCGGCTCGGGCTGCTCCGTCGGTTCAGTCGTCTCCGCAGCCGCAGCAACCGGGGTATCCGGCGCTTCCGTTGCTTCTGCGTCGTTGAACAGTTCCTGGTCGTCAAACTGCTGCTCGGTAGGAAACACCTCGACTTTTTCACCACTCATCGTTTCGTCCTCTCGCGTTTCGTGCGATCACGTATGCCCTCTGTCGCTCGGGCGTGCGGGTAAGCCTGTATCGTCGGCTTGTACGATCTCTATGCCGCTGGCTGCGGCTTGGACTTCGCGAGTTGAGCCTGATAGGCGGCCTTGTCTCTAGCGAGGTCCATATCCTGGTCGTGTCGTTCGCGATTAAGGCTCGCCTGCTGAGCCGCCTTGATGCGCTCGATCTGGATGTCAGCCGCGGCCTTCATCCGCTGAATTTCGATCTCGTTGGCCGCTCGCATGCGCTCGATCTGCGCATCCATAGCCGCTTTCTGCTCGTCCATCTGCTGCTGACGGGCCTGCATAGCCAAATCTTGCTGCGTGCGGGCCGTTTCGCGGGCGTCCTCGCGTTGAGCCGTCTGAGCGTCGAGTTGTGCCTTGGCCTGAAGCGCCATAACCTTCGGATCTGGCGGCGGCGGCTGGTTTTGCTTCTGCTGAATCTTGTCCAGCATCGGCTTCTTGACCGAATTTGGCAGCGGCGAAAGCTCGATGGCGATTTCTGGAAATTGCTGCAAGAACTGCGGCCCAAGCGATTGCAGGACCATCATGCTGTCAGCCTGAAGGTTTACAGCATCAGGGCCTTCATCGATGATGATATCAACGTCCAGCGAGCCGATGGCATTGACAATCGCCGGTCGGCCGAACTGGTCAATTTCCATCTTGTTGATCTGGAAGAACTGCGCAACATTCTGATCATCGGTGACGCGAATCCAGCGCTCAGAAGTCCAATAGCGTTGGATGATGTTCCAGATGTCGCGATAGACCCTGATTTTCCAGTTCTTAAACGCCGAAAGATAAGGTCCAAGTTCAGCAATCGCGGCCTGCTGCAACAACTGGATGGCTCGACCGGAGCTATCTTCAAGCCCCTGCCCGATTAGCGATGGATTTGGGCCGAAGTTCTCAAGATAGTTGCGGCTTTCGACCGCCATCTCAGCCAAGCCCTTGAAGTCGCTGAGCGCGGTTTGATCCGGCTCCATCTTCAGACCTGGATTGACCTCGACCCAGCCATCAGGCCGTGCCCATTCCCGCCTGGCGATCTCGATATCATCAACCGCGCCCTTTTCCGAGATGACGCGGCGCGTGTTGGCGATGTGGGCCTTTTTAGAATTGAAATGGTTGAGCTGATCCTGCGGGCTCTTCAGGTTACGATTGAAGCCGTAGCGGTCTCCATCGTGATCCACAGCCGCTGAAAACACCCGATAGCGCGGGAACGTCTTGCCACGTTCATCAACGAACGGCGAAACACCCTGCATCAGCATCACAGTGCCGACGTATAGGCACCAGCGCCACTTTCCGCCCTTGATATACCAATGGTCAACGAGACGGAGCTTCTTTTCGTTGACGTTGATCCAGTTCTTTTCGCGGTCCTGATCGAGTACGGTCGTGAATTCAGAGCCGCCTTCCATCAGGTCGTCGATCTCGCCGGCCTTCTCAGGTACGATCTCTTTGGCCTGCTCAACATCAACCCATTTTGCGGTGCCGAGAAACCGCGCGTCGGTAAATCCCTCATCAAATGACCGCGGATCGTAGAAGAATGCATCGCCATAGACGAGATGCATTTCTAGTGACGGATCGCCTTCATCACCAGGCACAAGATCGTACTCGATACCGGCAATGCCATCAATTGCAGCCGCGCCCGCAATCCTGGACGACTTCGATTTCCAGTCGTTGTTGTCGAGCACAAACCGCAAGGTGGCAGTTGCTAGCTCGGCCCCTTCGTCATGCTTCGGCGTGCGCGGGTATGCCTTCGGATCTTGCCGCAACCGCTCAGTGAGGCCAACGACGCCGTTGACCTTCTTCACGATCATGTTTTCTGTGGTGGGAGCCTGTCGGCGCAGCCTCAGATTAGCCAGTTCATCCGAGGTCCAATGATCGCCGTGGTAATAATGGCGAGCCTCGCGCATTTCCTGCGCTTCGCTATCCTTAGCACCAAGGTAATCGTTGTATTGCCGGCGCAGGCGCTCGGTGGAATAGTAATCCTCATCACTTCCCTGATCGATCACGGGCGCGACACCGCGACCAGCGGGCTTAGCCTGCTGTGTGGGAACGGGAAGGGTTTGCATCAATAGACCTTGAAGGAGTCGCCGGTTGTCGAAACGGCGGATCGATAGCCGGACAGGTTTTTAGGCTTGTCGTCATTTGCCGCCTGCCTAATCCAAGGCCGCGACATGCACTCGTAACGCCATTCGTCGCCAGCGTGGTCTTCCATGTCGCTGTCGAGGTCTTCAGGCTTGTCAGGGTCGTGTTGCAGCGCCGGAATCGTCCTGATGCTGTCAACACACGTCGAGAAACACACAATCATCGGCAAGCCGTCGTCATCACCGACGAACCTGGCTCGCATCTGATCCCAGCCACCCATTGCACCGCGGGCCGCGACGCGCTTGTTATCGGCAGGCCGGAACGGGATCAGTTTGGCCTTGATCAACTCGCTATTCAGTCGCTCCGAGATCGGCGGCCCACCGTCCTCAGCAAAAGCAGCAGGATCGAGAACCCCACCAACAAGTCGAGGGTCCTTCGCCTCCCTCTCCGCGATCCCCTTACCAACCTGATCAGCATGCAGCTTCAGCCCCACATTGGGCTTTCCGGGTTGCATGCCGTACCATTCGCGGTATCGAACTAGGCAGCCACGCGGCAACCAAAGCCCATCTGGCGTCTTGAACTTGTCTTGAATAATCGCCCACCAGCCGATTGAAAATGGTTTGGCTGAGCCCCAATCGCCGGAACGATTGCGCGTCCAGTTCTCCGGGATCTCGAATGGCTTGACGACATGCCTGCGAGCGTCCCAGCAATCGAAGAATGCGCCCTCGATAACGTCCCAATCGCCCCAGCGCATAGCCCTGACGAGTGCGGCGGAGCCAAGGCCCTCAAGCCTCATCTCATACCCAGGGTCATCCTGACCCATACTGGGGTTGTCCTCAAGCCGCGCCGGGATGTACTGCCGAAGCATTCCGCCGTCGTTGGCCGGCATCAGCCGCATTTCCATCGGCTGGCCTGCGGTGACGAACGTAGCCTTTACCCAGAGATGCCCGACGTTGCCTGGATTGGCGCCGCACAGGATGCGCGGGAAGCGCCCAACGTATTCCTGCGGAATAACCAGGCCGACCATGCGGACGCGGTTGCGGAGGAACCGATACATGGTCTCCGTAAAGTGCGTCAGCTCGTCAATGATCAGGACGTGGATTTCAGCGCCCTGATATTTGTAGATGTCCTTTTCGTCCTTGCAGTGGCAAAGATAGATCTTGGAGCCGTTCCAAAACCTGATTTCATCGTCTACGATCTTGCAGAACCCGGCGTTTTCCCACGCCGCCAACATGGCCCGGAAGCCTTTCGGCCCCTCCATGTGGTTCTTGATCAGGTCATCGCGAATTCGGCGGAACAGATATACTTGCAGCCCCGGAATCGCGGAGCACCACACAATGGCGGCGATCCGCATCAGGTGGGATTTACCGCCCCCCGCGGCGCCGCCGTATAAGACCTCCGTTGCTAGCGTCTCAAACGCATCCCATTGCCTAGGATGCAGATGAAGGTTCAGGGCGGCCGGTGAGGTTGATGATTGGGACGAGAGCCGCGCCGTCCTTCCCGGTGTGTTCATATTCCTGCTTATCGCGCCACTCATCGCGGCGGCGGTTCTTCAGCCAGAAGATTTGAGCGGTGACATCAGGCGGAACGTGCTCCTGATACGGTGCATAAACCGGCTTTTTGGCGCCTGCCGGCATGAAAATCTTGACCGCTTCATGCGTGTAGCCTGTCGCGCGAGCATACAAGCTGCGTTCAACACGCTCGTCTGCGGCTTCCTTGCCTCGCTTTAAGGCATTACAGAATTCGACATGGGCGGATTGCCAGCGCCAGATCGTGACCGTGGTCACCTTGAAGAAATCGGCTAGTTCCGCATCAGTAGCGCCAAGGGCACAGAGCTTGATAGCCTGCTCGGCATACTCAGGCTTGTACGAGGTTGGACGACCGGCCGGCATGTCCTATCGCTCTTTGCGGAACGGTGCGATGAACACCGCATCAACGACCACACAGACGATCAGGAGCAGCGTCCAGAACAGTCCGGGCATCAAATGCGGCTCACCGGCACGATCTTGCCGCCGCGCTTCACGAGGACGGCCTGACCGTTGACGATCATCTTGGCGAGGAATTCGATCTGCTTTGCGGTCATGGTTCAATGCCCTGATCGGAACGGGTTCATGATGGTCAGCAGCAGAACGATGCCGCCAAATGCAAGGATGGCGATCAGAGAAATACCGCCAACCACGACAATATCTCCGATCGTGATTGCGTGGCTCATGGTCTCACTTTGCGAATTGAACGGGACGACGCGCCCTTGCTTACAACACCGACCGCGGGGGCAATTGGGTTGAAGGTCACGCCGTCCCGAACCTGAATGAAAAAGCCCCGGCTCTGGGGGAAGGCCGGGGCTAGTCTGGGAGGAACGCTCAGCCAGAAAGCGTCCTGAAACGCAAAACACGCCCTGCGATTAAACAGGACGGGCGGCGCAAATCAGGAGCGTGCCTGATTTGCATCTATCTCGTTAAAAAAGTCAACCGCCATGGATAACTGATCTTTGCTTTCCTGTGCGTATTCGACTTACCT